CGATCGCGTTATTCTCTAGTTCCGTCGCAAGCAAAACGGATTTCTTGATTGCCTGAAACCCTGCCGCAATGCCGATGTATTGGTTCGCAATCATCTGTAGCGATCGCATTGACGACGCTTGAGAATTCATCGCCAGGGATTGCTTGTTTGCCGCCGCCGTTGCTGCTTCGGTTTCCCTTGCGAATCTCTTATTGGCGTCTGCTACCCAGTTGGCGTAATTGGCCGCCTCTTTTTCCGCTTGAGCTAGCTTGCGGTTCGCCTCTGCCGCTCGATCGGCATAGATCGCCGCTACGCCATGTTTCTTGGCTAGAGCATCCACCGCCGCGTTGTACGTGTTCGCGTCAAGTTTTCCCGCTTGGTATTGCTTGTCCAGGAATGCAACGTCTTGGGCCATCCGTTGAAATGGCGTGTGGCTTGCCTCGATGATCCTTTCAAGCCTTGCCGCGCTGTCGGCTAGAGCCTTTTTCGCTTCTGCCGTCCTGATTGCTTGGTCCGCTAGCTTTTTTTCGGCTTGTAGCTGCTCTTCCATTTTGTAGGTAAGAACGCCGAATTTTTTGGCTAAGAACTCTTCGCTTTGGGCGAACTGCTCGGCACTAATCGCACCCTCTTTGAAAGCCCTGTCCATGAGCTTCATCTGCTCATGGAACTTATCGAGAGGCGTTTCAGATTGCTTAAGAATCGACGTAATGCTGCGAAGTTCGCCTCGCATGAACTCGCCGCCGTCGGCATTCATCCCGATTCGGATATTCGCTACGTTAATCGTTTGCGCCATAGCTACTTGCCTCCGAATCCGAACATCGATTTCACTTGGTTCGCCATCGCCTTACAGGATTCCGCCGATTGCTTGAGAATCGAGGCTGCGCTAACCTTGGGCCTATAGAAGCGATCCGGCATAAAATCCGATGCGTCAGGCGGTTCTTCATCGGCCCGTGCGTAGAGGGGCAAATAGAGGGCTTCTAAGAGCTTCGCAGTCTGCATCCAGCGTTCCCCCATCGGTTCCACCATGTCCCACGCTAGCCACTGATTTAAAGCCCCAGCGGGTAGACTTTGCATCCACGCCGCCGGATCCTGGATTCCCCATTTCAAGCAGAGCCTAAACGCCACTTTCAGGCGTCGGCTCTTTCTGATTTTTTTGCTAAGGCCTCGATCTCCCCTTGGTCGTACTTGTTGATATCCAAGCATTGATCGTAAAGAGGCCCAACAACCGAACGCGGAAGGTCTCGCAGTACGTTAGGATCCGTTACAACCCGCTGCCCTGATTCATCCCGAAGACAGTAGGCAACCATCACCCGCCGATGTGCTGTCCAGTCATAGCCCTTTTTGGTTTGTAGCTCGACTTCCATGTTTGCCGCATCCGATTCGGATAGCTCATGGATGAAATACTGCTTGCCCTTGACCGTGACCGGCTCGACGGCCAAATCACGCCTTGCCAGTGCAAGGAATTCGTCTTGGTTACTCATCGTCCTCTTCGCCCTTTGCTTGTGCGATTGCTTCGAGTGCTGCCTTAACGAAGGTGCGCGAAACTTGCTCAGGCGGCTGAACCTTGGCTGGATAGCCTTGGATCGCTTCGAGTTGTGCTCCGAGCGATGCGATTTCCTCAGCCGTCAAAGCATCATGCGGGAATTCAAAAATCGCTTGAATTTGAGGCGATTCACCAAACGGCAAATAACCAACAAGCTTACCGCCAACGCGGATCTGGCACTGATTCAAATCCCGCTCGATCCCGGTAGCCAACGATATTCCGCGCTGGCGATTCAATTCAAAAACCATCTTCGATCATTCCTTACGCAGGAGTAAATGTAACGTCAGTGGCACCGTCGAATTGCAGTTTGTAGCTGCCCTTCATTACCTCGCCCTTGGCAAGCTTTGGCGTCTTGGCTTCCTTGACGAAAGCCGTCCCCTGGAGCGATCCGGCTCCAGGAAGAGTGATCGTAACGGAGATTCCAGCGTAAGGCTCCGAGGTTGGAATCATCGCGGTAGTGATCGGAATCGCCGCCCCAAGCCAGTTAAACACAACGTCAACCTCTGGATTCTTGCGAAGGTCCGAAGGCCGAAGGGCTTCAAAGCCGGTTGTGTCCAGGCTCGTAATGTCGAGCGTATCGACGCTGATCGTCATTTCGCCGATCGAAACAACCTGAGTAGTAATCAATCCGGTCCCCGAAATGGTCGCTCCGAGTCCGGTATCTGCAACTGTCAATGCTGCCATGTTTAAGGCTCCTTGTAATGGACCAACATATCAAACGAAACTATGTACCTGTGCTCTTGATTGCCGTCTGTTGGCGGCTCCTGCATGTATTCATCACCGGAATCAAAATCGATCCCGCAAAAGGTGTGCGAACTAACAACGCCCCGAAAGGCGTCGATTCCAGTGTCCCTAATGGCTCGACTGATCGAACTTGCCGTAGTTCGCGTCAGTGCGTAGCATTCAATGGTAAATCGTGCGTGAGCTAGCTTACTGAGGCCCTGTAGGTGGCTTTCGCGTTCGGTCGATGTGACGTAGTAAACCACGGCTGGAAGCGTTGCGTTTTGAACCAACGCATCGGGATACATACGCTGCCCGATGAGCGTAGATACCGCCGAATAGCTTAGTAGCTTGGTTCGCAATGCTTCGCCGATTGCCGACATTTACAGCTCCCCGCTCACAATGTTAATCGTCCTTGCTGCCGCTTCGCTTGACCCGCTGACAACCTTGAGGAATCGCACCCCGGCCATCACTTCGGTATTTAAAGCGATGTACCGCGACGCCGCAACAGTCACCGCGTATTCGGTCGATCCGTTGTACAAGGCGAAAAAGTTATCGCCATCGGTCGAGGCCTGGAACTTGAATTCGGTCCCGGTTAGCGTCGCTGGCGTCCTGAGTGCAAGCACCGTCCGACCGCCCTCGATGGTAATTGCCGTCGATACGGTCCCGCTCGATGCAATCGTGACTGTCCCGGTCAATGAAAGGTTTTTAGCCAATTCGTAGCTCCTTTACTTCCTTTTGCAGTTGATCGACAAAAGCCGCTTCGGCAGTTCCCGAGGTTTGGCGGTAAGCCCGCATGGGTGCGCGTTGTTCTTTAGGGAATGTCGCGACCGTCGCTTTCGATCGGTTGATTCGGGTGTATTGCCGACCGGATCGGCCCGTATAAATCACAGGCGATCCAGGCTTGCCCCAATGGTATCGCGTGTAGCTTTCGCCTTTGCGGTATGGCATGACGAATTGCTGTTTATTGCCCTTCGGGTAGGTCGCTCCAGTGACAACGCCGATACCGCCCTTAAAAACCTTGTGGCTAAAATGCTGCCTTGAATCGTTTTGGAACGCTGCGTTATTTTTGAATTTCTTGGACCACTTTAGCCGCGATCCTGTAGCCCTCGATGATTGGGCGTGACCCTCGCAAGCCGCCGCAACAGGCTTTGCAAAGGCTCCAAGGCATCGACCAAACGGAGCATTGCGAAGCATCAAGGGGATTTGGCCGATCTGCTTGATAAGATCCTCATTGATTTCGATTTTGGTACTCATGGCAACACCGCCGCGCAGATTATATCGATGTAGTTTCGCAAGCCATCGACCATGTTTACGGCCGTGATCCCGTAGGTTTCGCCCTGGTAAACAACTCGCATCTGAACCGTGTAGCCAGATCGGTATCTGACTCGAAAAACCGCCCTTGTGCCTGCCTCAAGTTGTCGGCCCCTCATCGATTCGATTCCTGCCGTCGGCGTGAACTGACAAGGCTCATCGACAACGTAAGCCGCCCACGAAACTACAGGCTGGCCCGCTGCGTCGACCGTTTCTGTCGGTTGTTGAATTGTGCATCGATGCCGTAAGGCCCCGGTGCGCTGGTTCTTTGTCCTCACGGGTAGCTGCTCCGCATGTATCGAAGAACCAAGGCCTCGTAGGGCTTCATAGTCTGCATTGATTCGGACATTAGCATGTCGCGATTTTCAAAGTAATGAGCGACCAGCATCAGCATTGCGTTTTTGGCGATCGCTGGCACTTTTGAGCCGTCTTCGGAATAGCCGACTTTGTAGGTTATCGTCCAGGCGTCCCACCTTGCCACCGTCCCGGGCAAGACTTGCAAATAAGCAAGCCTCACCGCGTCAACGTGTAACTGGTACTGATTCGCCGGATAGGTCTGGAGCGTGTTGGCCCCATCGTAGTATTGAATCGAGGTGATCGAGTGAATCGGGCTTTTTGGTAGCTCGACGCCATCGGCCCATTGCGCAAGCCGGATGCGGTACGTAGCGAAACAGGTAGCCGAATCGGTATCGTGCTCCCACTGCTCCCTAGCCGCCTGAATCAAGCCTGCCAAGTGCGTATCGTGGGTCGTGTCACTTATGCCGATTTCTAGCTGCTTTTTCGCTTCGCTTAATGTGATCGGGTCCGCTGTCGGCCCTGTCACTAACTCCGGTATCAATCGCACTGGCGATGCCCCTTTCGATCAGTATCAACGCTACGCCGTCTTGCAGGTCTTCCAGCCTATGGCCGACTGGAAAACCCTGCCAAATTTTAAGTAGCTCGACTCGCATTAGACCACGATGCAAACGTCACCGTCTGCCATTCCGGTCGATGTGATCGGAGGGAACTTTGCTCGGCTCAAGATCGCAACCGCTGCGGAAAAACCGCCCGTTGACCCATCGCCAAAAGTTACAACCAATTTCAGAAACGGATCGAGCCCGCGAAGGTCGATTTGGAAAACGCAGGTTTGGCCGTCATCGGTCGCACTTGGCAAGGCAAGCGTAGCCCCGCCAAGCCCAGTACCGCCTGCGAAGGTGGCTCCGGTAATGTCGGCATAGCTGCCGCCGCTCGTTGCCGAGTTTTGGACCTTCAATGCCGTCAATGCAATGTCAGTGGCCCCTAGCTGGACCACAAACGTAACGAAATCAAAGCCTCGACAGTCAACAACGTCAGCCGTAGCCGTCGCGTTATCCGTGATGGCCGTCGGCTTGACCGCCGAGACAAATTTGCAGTGTTGCAAGTCGTTCAAAATGTCACCTGTGTCTTTCTTTGTTGGTTGTGAATTAGGCTGCTGCTTGGACCGTCAGGATTGGACCGGCTTCGCTAGCCGTTCCGCGCTCGTGGCAATTCCAGTCCCATCGCATGGTGGATCTGTAAGCGATTTGGTCAAGCTCGAAGTACCGCGAAGCGTCCGCAGCAATCGACAGCCGACGACGCATCCCGAGCGTTGCCGACATGCCCAAGTCTCCGAAGTGTGCAAACTTGGACGATCCGGTAATCGTCTTGGGCATTACGTTGACGAAAACAACTGGGTAGCCAAGGAATTGAACTACCGGACCATTGCCAAGGTCGTCTTTGTTGTTGCCACCGGAAGCTAGTTGCAAACGCCCGAGGACGTTGGACCAAATCGCCTTGTGACAAAACCACACCGGATTGATTCCAGGGAAGTCAGGAAGCTTTCCGACTGCCTCTTGAAACACCGCGATTGTTTGCGTTGCCATCGTATTGCCGACGCTAGCCGTCACAACGGATCCAGCATTCAGCACGTTCGCTAGCCCCTGTACGCCGTGATTCGTTGCTTCGCCGTTGCCCAAGAATCCAGCCGTGTCGGCTTTGAGTGCCTGGGCCCGAGCGATCGACGTAGCGAGCATTTCAGCGATCGAAATAACTGCATCGTCATTGAGTTCGCTTGGCACCCTGGTAAGAGTACCGAACTTGCGAGCGACCAAATTGACTGGACTGAACGTCGCATCGCTTGCCGTGATTTCGTCAGATTCGCCGACAGCATACGCCGTAACGTCTGACAATTGCCGAGGTACGCTCAGGGTATCCGATGCCATCGGATAGAGCCTGGAATATCGCGGAATCACGCCGTAGGACTCGAACAACGCGATAACGGCGTTCTCGAATTCAGGGGGAACAAGCGTACCGCCTCGGAGGTCGTCGCTGCCGCTCATCACTGCTTGAACGCCGTGATCCTTGCACCATTGCTCAGCTTTGGCATCCTTGTAAATCGTCGCAAGGATGTACTTGCCGCTTCGGTAGGCGTTTAATTCGGCATCTTCGCCCTTGAAGGCGACGAGGGGCTTGTGGGCCTTTGCCTGCGCTGGAATCTTGAACGGCTTGCCGGTCATCTCGGAGTCGGCTTGGGTCTCTCGGACCTGTCGAACCGAATTCGAGACGGCGGATTCAATCCGAATCGCTCGTTCGCGTTGCGTTGCAAGAGCCGTGATTTGGCCAGGGTTCTTGTCATCGCCAACGATCGAATCAATCTCGGTTTGCTCTTCGGTCGAAAGCTCTCGATTGTCTTCTTTGGCGATTGCTTGAATCGCTCCTACTTTGGCTTGTAGAGCCTCGATCTCTTTTTGTAGCTGCGTTGCACTCTTCACTTGGACTGCCCTTTGTGGGTTGTGTGGCAGTCGTTAAACCAAGATAGCGGCATGACTGCCACGGGAAACAAAATCGTTTTTACCGTGTGTCACTGCCGCTAATAAGTTGCAGAGTTGTTGGCACTTCTGGCCGACGCAATAAATCTAGGCTACTGGCCCGGGCTTGTCAAGTGTTTTGAAAACTGAGCCATTTTTGCCTGAAGTAAATTCGCTTTAGCTTGGTCAAATTGCGATGCCATTTTCTTTTTCTTCCGGTCGTCTTTGTCTTTGCCATAGCGAGCCGTTGCAAGGCCCGAAGCGATAGCCTCATCGACGTTGTACCATGTCTCGGCATCCATCATGGCTAGGATTTCGACAGGATCCTTCCCGAGAAAATCGGCGTAGATTTCGACCAGGGATTGATCGTAGCTTTCGAGTGCCGCTAGCGTCTTTTTGATTTCGGTCGCGTTTCCGAAAGCCATGCCCATTGCTCGATGGATCATAATCCGCGATCCATCACCCATGAGCCGCTTGGACCCGCCAAGGAAAATCACGCTAGCCGCCGACGCTGCAAGGCTGTCGTTGACGGTTGTAACCTCCCCTGCGTAGTCTTTGAGTAGGTTATGGATCGCAATCCCCTCATCGGCCGCGCCGCCTGGGCTGTTGATCCGAATAGTCACCGCTTGCGAGCCGAAAGCCTTGAGGGCCTTTAGTACGCCGTCTTTGGTGATCGGATCTTCTGCCCATCCATCGCCGACGACGCCAGATAGGTGGATTTCGTTGGTTTCGTTGAATACTTCGATCATTCTGGCAAGCCTTTCAAGCTAAAGAGACGATTTTCCCACGTTTTAACCTCAGTTTCGACGGCTTTTTGAAGCGATTCACCACCGTATTTAGCCGCCAATCCCGCTAGGATTCGCGTTGATTCCTGGCAGTGAATCCTTGCTAGGTCACGGTCAAGCCCGATCGCTTCAATACTGTCGGCCAATTTCGCTTCCCATTGCGGGTACTTTTTGCCGATCCAAGCGACAAACTGAGCCTTTTTCGATGCATTAATAGCGTTATTGCCCTCGGTCTTGATAAGCCCCCGAAGCATCTGCTCGACGGCTCGATCGTTTCGGGCTTGCTCTTGCGTGTCCTCTTGGTCGTCTTCGGGCGTGTCTTCTGGTTCGGGCTCCGGATCGTCACCCGATCGCTGAATGTTCGGGTTGATGAATTCTTCGCCGCCCTCATAGGGGTTCAGGTCTAGCTTAGACCGGCATTCGTTGGGGTTCATAATCCGCGACGATACCGCCACGGAGAACGCGTCGATGGTTTCCTTTAGGGCGGTTCTCAGGATCGCTCCGGTGTTGAACTTGAAGTACGCTTTGTTTTTTCTGATTTCCAGTGGGGTCAAGAGCTTCATATCGCATTGCTCCTCGAACTGGACTAGCCATCGATCAAGGCATTGAAGGTAAGCTATCTGCGTTTGCTCTCTGGAGTTGTACGAATCCGTTTCGCCATCGCCGGGCATTCCCTCAAGACCAAAGAGCATACCGATATCCGCTCGGTTGAACTTTTGCAGGTCGACGAATTGAGCGTCTGAGTTGGACATTGAAACCGCGTTGGCCTTGATGCCTTCGCGCAATAGTCCAGCCTTGCCAGCGTTATCCGATCCTGCCTCGGACGCATTAAACGCATCGATAAACTTTTTTGCGTCGGATTCGCTGCGAAACATTGCCGGAGGGGCTTCCAGGAATAGCTTAGCCCGAAAGCCTTTTGCGATTTGCTGATTCTGGAACTTTATCGCCTCTTTGGATGTACTAAAAACCACGTTCGCCAAGTCCAGCAATCCTAGCCCGTCAACGCCATTCCAGGAAAAGCCGCTTATGTGCAAAACGTCGGAGTCTCGAAATACGATGTAGCCGTTATTGTCGGTATCGTAGGTATCGAATAGCT